GGACCGCCTCGGTCTCGGCCTCGGCCTTCGCCGGGACCGCCTCGGTCTCGGCCTCGGCCTTCGCCGGGACCGCCTCGCTAGGACCGCCTCGGAATTTTCGGCGGGGTGTTGTCCAGGCGCCTGGCGCCAGGCCGAGCGCGCCAGGCGCCTGGCGCCAGGCCGAGCGCGCCAGGCACCTGGCGCCAGGCCGAGCACGCCAAGCCAGGCCTCGCGCAAGCGCCGCGCCTTGCGTGCCTGCGACGCGCATCACGCGTCACGTGCCTGCGCCACGTGCGTTACGCGCGTCACGTGTGCGCAGGCACGCGCAGGCACGCGCACACGTGCCTGCACACGTGCGCACGCAGGCGCGCACGCGCGCGCGCGGGCGCGCGGGCGCGAGGGCGCGAGGGCGCACAGGAGCCAAAAATCCACGCCTTATAGGCGAAAAGTCCCCAGTTCCGGAATTAGGTGGACTTTCGAGACGGCCCAAACCGTTCCGCCTTATGGGGGCCGAGTTCCCCAGGCCGGAATCAGGTGGACTTTCGAAATCCCGAAGAGAGATTTTCGTCCTGACCTCTCTGGGAAGCGCCCCGGCCTCTCTGAACTCCCTCTATCGCGTAGCGCTTGACGGTGTCCTGCGCATTGCCTAGAGTGTTGGAACTGTTCCCGCATGTGGCGCAAGCCCCCGGAAACAGTGGCATTTTTACTAATGCCAGGAATTGGGTGTCGCCGCCTGTCGCCGTGTGTCTTCAACTCCGACAAACCCAAATTCCGTAATGATATCAACAAGGTATTCAGTGTCGCCAATGTCTTCGCCCATTTGGGGTTGCCGTGTGTGTGCGCGCGCACGCACGCGACCCCTTCCTTTCCTCTTTTTCCCCTCTCTATGAACCTATATCGTTGGTGACATTGACGACATTGAAGACAACATTGACATAGCATTGATATAGCAGAGAAATTTTGTCGCCAACTTTTTTGTTTTCTTTTTTTTGTCGTCAATATCTTTGACGACACGCGAAAAAGCCTTGTGCATGACCTCTCGGTATGGCAGGTTCAAACACATGGTGACAATTCTAGGTATAGACCCCGGATTGAACGGCGCCTTTGCCATTTGGCGGGATGGTGACATCGCATGGGTAAGCGATCTCCCGCGCTTTCCGAAATCATTGAATGTTCACGGCTTCGTGGCCGTGCTTCAAGGCTATTCCATAGACTTCGCGATGCTGGAAGAAGTTCACGCCATGCCGAAGCAAGGTGTGACCAGCATGTTTACCTTCGGACGTGCCTGCGGAGCTATCGAAGGTGTGCTGGGCGCACTGCAAATTCCATACCAACACGTTCGGCCCCGGGTCTGGCAGAAGCGTCATAGCATCACGGCCAAGGCCAATGCTGTCGAGAAAGCCGTCCGGTTGTTTCCGTCCTGCGCTGCGTCCCTCGCCCGCAAGCTCGATCACAACCGCGCCGATGCGATTCTTATTGCGGAGCATGCTGTGCATGTGTATAAGGAGTTGAGAGAGAATGTATGACAATGGAGACAATGGTGGATTTGATCTTGAACGTGATCTTGTTTCTTGTCCTCGGGGTAGTCCCCTGGCTTTTCCTCGTGGTAGTCCCCTGGCTTTTCCAGGGGTTTGTCGTTTTGTGTGTATGGAAGTTCCTCATGGACTCGACGCGGCAATGACCGTGCCGAAGCTGTTCGCCTATCAGGACGAGGGGGTCGAGTGGCTGAAGCGCGAGAAGCACCGGCTCATGGCATGGCAACCCGGAGTGGGAAAAACGCCACCCGCAGTCGTCGCCTGCGAAGACCTTGAAGCCTATCGCGTCCTCGTGCTCTGCCCGCCCATCGCCACGGGCGTGTGGGTCAAGCACTTCCGGGATTGGACGAGTTATGGCGTGGTCCGCGTCTTCGACCCGGCTCACACGCAAACGGCGGAAGCCTGGGCCAAGGGCGCGGGCGTGCGCATCGTGCCCTATTCGCAGATTTCACGGCAGAACCGCGTCATCGAGGCGCTGAAGGCGCAAGCCTGGGACGTTCTGATCCTGGACGAGAGCCATGCGCTGAAGTCGCCCGACGCCATCCGCACCCAGCAGGTGCTGGGCGAGCAATGTGATCTCGTCAAGGGCATCGCAGGTGCCGCGACCCGCATCTGGTGCCTGACAGGCACGCCCTTGTTGAACCACGCCGCCGAGTTCTGGCCTGTCCTGCATGCGCTGGCCCCGGAAACCATCATCGTCCAGGACGACAAGCCGCTGACCTACGACCAGTATGTGACCCGCTTCTGCGTGGTGAAGCCCACGCTCCACGGGTTTCGCATCGTAGGCTCGCGCAATCACGACGAGTTGTCGAAAAGGATCAAGCCGTTCATGTCGCGCAAGCGCAAGAAGGACGCAGGGCTTCCCCCGCTGATGTTCTCCGAGCTGATGCTGCCGAACGATGCTTCGCTCACGCCGAGCGCCAAGGACCAGTTGCGAGAGCTAACGGGTAATCTCGCCACATTGGATGACGCCGATTTCCTCGACGCGTTGAAGGAAAGCAATATCGCGCTCGCTACCGTGCGACGCATCCTCGGGGAGGCGAAGGCTCATCCGGTTGCGGACATCGTGGACGACTTGATGGCGACCGATCCCGACCAGAAAGTCATTATCTTCGCCCACCACAAGCGCGTGATCGCGGAATTGAAATTCCGTCTCAATCGTTATGGATTGATCGTGATCGACGGTTCTGTCTCCAACAAGCCGAACGCCCAGGGCTTTTCGCAACGTGATCTCCTGATCGATGATTTCCAGAATTCCTCGAAGGTCCACGTCGCCATCCTGCAAATAATCAGTGCCGGGACCGCTGCCACCTTGACAGCGTCGTCAACTGTATTATTCTGTGAGGCATCGTGGGTGCCTGAGGAAAATAATCAGGCGGCTTCACGTTCGCATCGGGTCGGGCAGGCTTCTCCCGTCCTGGCGCAATTCGTGACCCTGCCGAACACGCTCGATGAGCGCATTCAAAGGGTTTTGGCACAGAAATCCAGGGAGATCGGGCTCATTCTCGATCCAGCGTGAGAACTCCAATGTGGACTGAAGAAGAGATCAAGGCGCGTGTCCGTCGCATGGAAGATCATATCGGCTACTTGCTCGCGCTGAACCACATGCGCGGGCCGGATGGCGACGCGGCCCTGCGCGATCTTCACCAATGGGCAGAAGCCAAGCGCCGGGAAGCGGTGCGCGCCAAGGTTTCCAACCTCATGCTGGGGGATCAAATCGCCCGCGACCGCAAAGCCGGATGGTGATCATGACAAGCAAAATGCGTGACGAGAGCGGATACGACTGGGACGACAACCCCAATCCACAAATCGATGTAAAGGCACAGCTTTGCGTGATCTGTGGCGCAACCTATCACGGCTTCGGCCATAACGCCGAGCCGCTGAAGACCGGACGCTGTTGCGACCGCTGCAACGTCCTCGTGATCAACAGGCGTCTGGAAAACCTCTCGAAAGGTCTTCCCCGCGATCATCGTTAATAGAAAAGGATAAGAACGATTATGCCGAAAATCCAATTGATCATCGAGGCCGAGAGCGCGCGGCACCTTGCTGCCGTCATCAATCAGATGGCGTATCGCTATAAGCCCGATCCCACCCTTCTCGAAGCGGACCTGAATGCTCCCCTCGCTCCGAAGGCCAACGGCGCCGACGAGCCGTCAGGCGTGACTGCCCCTTACGTGGCGGCCTCTGGAACTCCCCAGGAGTTCCCTCAAGAAGCCGGGGCAGCAGAGGCACCAACCTCCGCTCCGAAGGCGCGCAGCCGCCCCAGGAAGGCCGCAGAGCCCCCGGCGCAGCCCGAGGAGGCACCGGAGGTTGCCCCGGACGAACTCCCTTCCCTGGACGAGCTGAAGCGGGCGATCACCAAGGCGGTGGTGGCGGAACCGCATGGCGGCCCGATTCGTCAGGCCCTCGAAACCCTGCGCCCGACGCTCAAGATCAACCTGATCCGCAACGCCTCGGAGGAACACCGCGCGGCGCTGTGGACCTTCGTGCAGCAGCAGCAAATCCCGGTGGGCGCGGAGGCGTGACCTCCACCCTGCTGGCGACTGTCATCGCCGCAGGCACCGCCTCCGGGACCGCTCCCGGGGGCGGCGCGCGTATAACCGACC